ATTAAGCTACAGCGTTCCAGTTCTTGATGTAATGGTGCGTTTTGTCTTGAAGCAATTCCAAACCACATTCGGTTAGGTACTCGTGCTTGACTGCATCCATATCATTCGCTTGACGATCACGAAGCAACTGTGTGTCGCGACCTTCCATGAAACGATACTTTAAGTGAGGGAAATCAATGATCACCGCCGCGTTGTCCATCCCTGGCACCTGACGGAATTGTGGGTGCAAATGCACCATCAAGTCGCCTGCAAAGGTTGAATAGCGAGTAAGGTTCACACCGTACGTTCCCTCGACAACAGTTGGCTGCCAACGGTCTTTGCCAAACTTCTGAAGGTGGCCTGCAACTTTAGCGCCGCAGAACATGATCTTCTGGTTTGAACCGAAAGCGAACACGTCCTCGATCAGAGCGCGGTCAAACTGGTCTTCAGTCATTGCGCCTGATGCAGTTGATCGGTCATTCACGTTAGTGATTGTGTTGATCAAGCCGCCTGTGTAGCGAGTTGGCTGTGAAGAAGAGGCATTAGCTTCATGCTTTTTGCCGAAGAACATAGCGCGCTCAATGTCTTGCATGTGCAATTTGAGAGCTTTAGTCGCCATCTCGTCTTCTTTGTCGCCTGTACGAAGGTTAGTCGCACGCAAAGTTTCTGTAACTGTGAAGGCAGTACGGAAAATTTGTGTGAAGTTGGACGCCACGCTCGCATCGAATGAGATGCCAGTTGGTGATGTCGCGCCTTCTTCGTACGCTGTACCCGCGATGAACAACTCAGCACCGTCAGCGATAGACGCTGCGCCGCCGCCGATGGCACGCTCAACAGTAAGTTGAGTTGCTGTGCTGTCAGCCGTTGCACGCATTACTTCGCCAGTCGCTGAGTTCACGATAAGTGTACCAGCTACAGCAAACGTACCAGCGTCGTTGTCAGTGATAGTAATTGTAGTTGCGCTGTTTGTTGCAGCGCCATTAGCTACCAATGCACGAGCGGGAAGTTCGTCGCGGAAGTTCTTATACTCTGGATCGTCAGTGGCTTCAGAAGAAGTCATTGACAACAATGCGTTGAGGGGTGCGTTGCCATTTGGCTCCAGCAGCGAAAATAATTCGCGATAGTTCTTAGGGCGGAAGTCGTTTGTAAACTGTCCAGTGCCCCGCAGTCCTTGAATACCAGCCATTGCTAGTCTCCTTTAGGTTTAGGTTACATTTATGCGAGGTACTCAAGATCACGCGGAACATTCACGCGCAGACCCTTCGTCCCTTATGCAACATCGACGTAAAGGGAGCCGTAGCGCCAATCGACATTAACTAGATATTGTCAGAAAACTTTGTAGTGGTCGTCCCACATGAAAAAAAATCGGCCCGAAGGCCGACTTTTCCTAACCCATACGGCGGTTCATAGCGCCTGCTGCAAGTCGTGCGAGGGTATCATCACCGCCTGTTTCGGCTGCTTGGCTAGTCGGCCCGCCCGCTTGAGAGCGTAAGTACGCCTCACGACGGCCTGCCATTTCGCGTAAGCGTTCGAACTCAGGCGTATTCATTTGGTTTTTAAAGTCGTTGATGACTTTCTCAGTAAGGCTGGTGTCAGCGAAGTCCTCTGCTGTGTACCCACGTTCCAAAGCATACGCACGGAAGTCGTCGATAGCCTCATCAGGAAGCCCTGCTGCTTGCTGCGCACGATCCAAGTTGTTTCGGATAGATTGCATGATAGCCTCTTCACGAGAGCCGATAGCCTGATCTCGACTGTCGTTCCCCTGCTGACCAGCTTGTTGTGCTTGCTGTAGGATCTTCTGCATCATCTGCATCTGAGAACCCATAGCCTGCTCCATACGTCCCATGCGATCATATTGCTCACGATAGCCTGGTGGTAAAGAGATAGCATTTTCGTCTTCGTACTTCGAAAACTCTTCCGCCAGCTTTGCGGACATTGCAGCAGCGTCACCTTTTTGTGCGGTAACTGGCTGTGCGACCCCTGGCTGTGCTGGGCGGTCGTTGCCCATCTGAGTGTTCTTAGTCATCGACTTCAAAGCTGCCGCCATAAGTTTGGCAGTGTCCTCGGCGTTGCGGCCCGTCTTCTCCATAACTAAGTTAGCTATGTCGTTGATAGGCTTCATCTGAGCTTGCTTGTAGTTGAGGTCGCGATAGCGTTCGTACGTACCCGCAATCTGAGAAGGCGAAAGCTGACGGTCTTCTTCGCCAATCTTCACATTGTAGATGACCGCTTCAGCTTGCGTTTTGTCGCCCTCTGTTTCGGGAGACGCCGCAGAGATCGCCTTCTCTTGGGCGGTTTCTGGCGCATCCTTCGGTGCGGAAGGTTCTGGCGCAGGGCCGCCCATTTGGCGTGCTGCGATGCGTGCTACTTGGTCGTTATCCATTTTAGGTTCAATGGCCATGTTAGTTCCTTTCTGAGCGGCCTTGGCGGCTCGTGGCTTCATCAAGTGAAAGCTCACCCTCTAGTTTAAGGATGAGCCGTTGGGGCAGATTGAGCATTTGCTCTGCTGCCCATATTGCGCCTCGCTGAAAGTCCATCTGCTGTTGCGTCATTTCTTGGGTACGAGCCATTTGCAAAGCAAGCTGAAGGATCTCTTCCTTCATCACTTCGTTTATGGTCTCCCACCCTTTACTTTCAGAAAGCTCTTTTATGTTTTTAATGTTGCTTTTGATGTTCATGGTGAATGTGTTTGGTTACTTGGCTTTCAAGCCAGAAGGCTTTTTCTTGACTGGCGCTTTGCCAGCTCGAACGGGGGAACACGCTTTCTTCTTGACCGCGCTTTTGGCTTTTCCGTACTTCATTATTTCTTTCCTTTTTTCCACGAGATACGTTTCGAACTTGTTTTCTTCTTGGCGGCGCTGTTGCATTTCGCCTTAGTCGGGCGACACGCTGGATATGACTTGCGAGTTTCACCCTTCTTGCGACCACAGGGCTTGCCTGTCTTGCAATCTATCCAACCCTCACCTCCGTTTTGAGCGAACCAGGTGCGTAGACTATTTTCTTTTGCCACTTTTGTTCCCCCAGTTCTTTGCGCCAACTTTTCGGCACTTTGAAACTGCGCCAGATGCGTACGCGCTGGGCCAGACCTTGTATCGTGACTTCACCTTCTTTGCGCAGGCGTCGAGCTTTTTCTTGGCGGGCTTCTTGGCCATGATCTATCCTTGCGTACAGGGGCAGTCTTTATGCTGCATCTTGCCTGTCTGAGTTTTTTTGCCGAGCTTCTTTACGGCCTTGGATGTCTTCGCCATTTATTGCGCCCCTCTTGGATCTCTACTGCCGAACAATCGAACGTAAGTCATGTCGTCGGTATATGCTTCAGCCCATCTGTTTTCGGTGAACGTGGCGAAAGTGATAAGTTTAGCAGTGTGCTCAATCACGTTCTCTAAATCCACTTTCATAGACACTACGTCAGCCTCGACGTATTCTATTCTGTGAGCCTGCTCGCTGATCCACCAAACACCGCCAACAAGCTGTGCAGCCATTGCAAGCACCAATGCGAGAGGTACTTTGAGATCTCCCATGTCAACAGTTCCACGCTTTTCTTGACCAGTAGTTTGCACTCAACTTATTGCTACCGCCCTTGATGCCACCAGAACGCGCACAGTAAGATTTCTTGCGAGCTGGCTTGGACTTCTTGATGGTCATCTTGCTGTCACCAAAACGAACAATCTTTTCCTTTCCGCCCGAACATGCCTTCACAACAGACTTCTTCTTCGAGCCTGCTGGGGCGCGACGAGGTTTGTTGCACGGCATAGACTTTTTACTGAGCGGTTTTTTGGCCATCGGGACTGTCTCCTTATTAGCAATTTATGACTGAAGGGGATCAGTGTCGTCCTTTCAGAGCCTGCATTCAGAGAACTCCACGTTGGTGCTTAGAATGATCCTGTCCTCGTCAGCCATGTGGGGGTTGGTGTAGTGAGCCATGTGCGCAGGGAAGACAACAACCGAACCCTTCTGGGGGCAGAGTGTGTATTTGTCATTCCATAGATGGAAGCCATTTCCGTAAATCATATTGTACGAAGGGGATGCTGGATTTCTAAAAACAATTTCCCCAGTTCCTTCACTTGTCGCGCCATAAAAGACGCAAGCTAAGTGAGCAAAACTGTGAATGTGTTCAGGAGCAAAATGGCCTTTTCCGTATATAGAAACCCAAGAATTAGTAAGGCGAAACGCAGGGTCAGCGTCTAAGTTTTTAGTGTACTTCTCGATTTGTTTTACCAACGCCTGATGTACAGGATGGAACCTCTCATCTTCATCAAGACGGTACTTACCATGACTGGTGTACCCATGTTCTTTATAGTCTTCGGGAGATTTAGCCCGATCAAACTTATTCCAAGCGTGGCTTATGAGCTTGCCGTTTGGGTCTTTGTTTCTTAGATCGTAGGCGTCTTTACATAGATTATCTGCAAGCTCCTCTCCATTCTCTACAACTTCATAAAAAATGGGGAAGCCAAAGGGGTTGGCAAATGTCATTGATGGTATCCTTGAGGTTGAAGAGTGAGGGGCGTTAGCCCCTTACTCTGATAGTGCTTTATGGATGCGGTCCCAGATAACTTCGGGAGGCTCTTTGGAAAAAACAAACCCAGCGGATTGGACATCAAGACATATCCGCGTTCCCTTTATGTGAGGAGTATCAGGCTCCCCTTCGACTGCAAAAATGCAAGTTTCTGTGAACATGACGTTCGTGACATCGACGAAATGTTGTACGTCGTGACTGTCAATGTAAGGAATGAGCTTCATAGTTAGTCCTCTGATGGTAAAGCTGCGGTTTCTAGTGGTGAAAGTGGCATAGAGGGTACATTCGAGTAGTCGTCCTCTATTGTATCTGGAACCGTTGACGGGAGATTGCGAAGTGCGTCGCGGTATGTTGCCCAATCAGTACGAGCCGTTGAGAACGCTGCAAAACTAGCAGCATCCTCTATTGCACGAAGCATATCCACATCGCTTGTGGCTAACTTCTCGTCGCGGGTTTCCCGCATGTTTCTAATAAGGAGATTTCGATCTACAGACATTAGTGTTCTCCATTGTATTTCATGGTCGGCTTTTCAGAACAGTAGGTGTACGGAAAGCTGCGAGCAGTGCCGTCTTCGCCAACACCCCAGATGATACGGAGGCCGCCACAAGAGCCGTGGCCCCCGCCAGAACTCGTGCCCGAACCGCCACCGCCGCCGCCATGAAGGCCACCAATTCGGTGTCCGTTCCCGTTGCCGTTTTCTGCGCCGCCCGTGAACTGGTTTTCGCCATACCCTCCGCGCGAACCGCCCGAACCGCCGCCACCGCCGCCGAAGTAGGCGGGGGAACCAAAGTTGTACGAAGTCCAGCTACCGCCATTACCAGGATAGCCAGAGCCAGCCTGGGTGGCGTTTCGAGGTGTTAGACCGTCTCCGTGAGTGCCTCTGCTTCCCTGTCCGTCTAAGCCTACGCCGCCGCCCGCGCCGTATCCATGAGTTGACGAGTAGTCGTAACCGTTCCCGCCGCCCCCATAGTAGCCTTCTTGGTTTGACCCGCCATTCTGCTGGTTGCCTCTGTATCCGCCTGCGCCTGTGCCCGAACGGTTTTGCGCGTGGTGAGCCGCGCCGCCGCCATAGTGAAATGTGTTTCCATCACCATCAGATATGGCAGAGCCTTCTGATGTGTTCACGCCCCAGCCGCCACCATCTCTCTGGCTGTTATAGCCATACCCACTGCCTTTATCCCAATGGTCGATGCCAGTGATAGTTACACCCGCCGTATAGCTGGTGTTTACGTTGTTGGGGGGGTCGTTGGTGTAACCCGACCAACCACCGCCTTGAGCAAAGATAATGCAATCTGTATTTGGGCCACCAGAATGACGCTTCAGCCAAGTGCTTCCACTACCATAACTGCCGTTGGCACTCTCCATTGCTCTTCCGAGACCCCAGCACCATTGAAGTACCTCGCCAGGTTCGACTTCAATGCCATTCATCCAAGCAAGGCCACCTCCGCCGCCACCATAGTTGGCCCAGGTGTACGGCCCCATAGCCCCGCCGCCAGCAGCAACAGCACATATCGTATATACGCCTGCTGGTACGGTCCAGAACCCCCTAACGTAAGGGTGGTTTTGAGAAGAGGACATGATCTGAGTGCTCGTCGGGTGTATGCCCATTTTACCGAACGCATTGTAACCGCTAGTATTGGCATAATGAGATGCGCTAGGCGTGTAATTGTTGTCGGGCTGGCAACCAAAACCATCATTATGTGCGTAAGGAGATGTATCCTCGCGCACGTTCCAACCCCTTCTGAGAGCACCAGATTTTTTTGAAGGGTTATGGTATTCGTCCTCCTGGCCTAGAGACAACGCAAGGTTGATTTGTTGATTTTGTTTGTAGTTGGCAGGCCCGAAATATCGAGCGCCGTAAGGATCGCCGTAAGAAATGGGGCCACTGTAATTGTGGGGAACGGTTCCGCTCTCTCCAAGGTCTGCCGTGACCGTGAAGGAGTGGGTTGAGGCCACAGCAACTATGTCTCCTACGTTAGAAACTGTGACCGCGCCTGTTGCGGGGTCAATGACAGGAGTAACGCCAGCAGCGAACCCAGATACGTTACTTAAACTGTAAAGAGCGCCTGAGTAAGTTGTTGTTGGACCCCCAACTATAGGTTGAGGTTCCGCAGTGTTGCGAATAATCTTGTCCGTGATGCCGGCAGGCCATACTGGTGTTGTTCCAGCGGTCAAGACTTGCAGCTTATAAATAATCTCGACTTGCTCGGCTGGGGAACCTTCGGGGTAAGTACCTTTTATCTTAAAGGAATTTGTTCCCACCGAGTTTGGTGTGCCATAGAACCGCGCAAAGCCTATATCCGTATCTGTGTCATCGTTGTTCTCTGAGAAACTGATGCCAGAAGGCAAGGAGGTATCGCCATTCATAAGTTCGTAAGTGAATGTACCAGTAGCACTTTCAAATGCGTTGTCGATGTAGAAATACTGGTCCTTTGTAGGGATAGAGGTGCTAACATCAAGGGTTACTGTGACAGTGCTATTGTTAGCGACAAAGCCATCGTGGTTGACGTTATTGATGTTTTCGTCACCCTTGGCAATCTTAACAAGACCGCCCACAGCCGCCGCAACCGCAGCAGCCGCAGAGCCACCACCGAAGGTGTACTCTGAGCCGTTAATCTTTTTGGGTCTACGGATACGTGCCATGTGTGATTATTCCTCGATGCCGTGAACGCGAACCACAATGCTGTCCTCGTCCGTTGTTACAATTACTTGCTCGCCTTCGGAGGCCATGATCGCTGTGCGCTCAAGTATTTCACCACTCGAAATTTCGGAGACTTCGTACTTGTCCACGAGAGGCAGTGCATAGAAGCGCTTTTCGCGCATGAAGGCGTTGCCGTCGAAGGTCAGGTCATAGCGCCGATCCGCATCGCCGTTATCAGCGTTGTAGATATTGACGGTTGCAAGGGCTGTTTCCGTGTCGTGAGGTGCAACAGTATCTTCGTTTACGATTGAAATCGCGTAGCCCATATTGGTGTGGTTCGGGCAGTAGAAGTACAGTGTGTCAGGAGCCGATGAAGGGACTTCCCACTCGATGATGCGGGCTTGGCCGTTGTAGGTCGCATGGCCGCTAACCCAGTCAGCATTGGTTGTGGAAGTTACTGCGAACGGAGCTGTAGCAGTAGGGTTGCCCATCATGAAGGTCATGCCTGTAGAGTAAGGCGTGCCGTTTGAATGTGGCCCACCGCGCACTTCAGAGAACTGTAGTGGATGGCCGTTGTTACCAGCGGCAAGCTGATGCAAGCGATACGTACGACCGCGCACGAAGGTAAGCTCTGTTACGTTAGTGGAAAGGTCGTCGTTCACGAACTTGTTCTGGCTGTCGATGCTGGCGACCGAGATGCCGATTGGCTGGGCCGCGTAGCTCTTAGCTGAAGTCCAAGTCACGCCAAGATCCGAGGAGCTTTGCTTCTCGCCTGTCGATGTAACAATAACGAAGTTCGAACCTTCTGCGCGAATATCAACCACGTTGTCGTATGTGACGCCCGCTGGGAAGTCGAATACGCTGTAGCCAGTAGTCGGGAACGGAGCTGCTGCTGTGTACGCAGCGTACGCAACCTTGTTTCCTGAGTAAGCAATGTAAAGGTTGCCCTCGCCTACGGTGGAGCCTTCGATAGCTGCCGCACCAATCATGTATCCTGAGATACCTGTAGGTGGTGACATGGTGTTGGACTGGAACTCGGCCTGAGTTTCTGGCGTGTCGTCGTTGGACATGTAGTTAAAGCCAGTAGTTGTGCCGATGATGAAGCGCTCTTCAGCAGTTTTGACGCCAGCAATCTTACTGATAGCACCCAAACCCCAAGTAAAGGCAGAGCCGTAGGTCGCAGCAGTCGCACGGTAATCCGCAATCGAGTTCACAACTGAGCCTGCGCCGCCAGGAACGCCCTGTACGTAAGCAAGAGCAAAGGCCGCGTCTTGGTTTGTGGCCCAGAGGATGTTGTCCGTGGCCGTTTGGCCGTAGTTGGACGCCGCTGTAGTAGCAGCCCCGCCTGTGAAGTAGTTGTCGAATGTATATACGCTACCGTTAGGAGCGGAACGTACATAAAGCTCGCCGCCATTGTAGAATGGAAGCGGGTTGCCAACTGCTGATGGGTCGCTGACTAAGAAGAAATTGCCGTCAGCATTTGCTGTCTGCAAAGTTTCAATCTTCTTAGAAGCGATGGGGCTGGACGCTGTGTTAGCAGCGACTGGCTCAACAGGCGTGGTCTTGAGAGCCGTCATCATCTTAGATGTGCTCTTGCCAATCAAGTCGAGGGTGTTGTCTGTGTCAGCAGAAACCCATGCTTTGTTGTAGTTTAGAGGCGCGAGGTAGTCTTCGAAGTCCCGCGTCTGGTAGGTTTTGTCCGATACGTACACGTTCACAGTGGCAGCGTTGCCACCGTTGTTAAGTACGTTGATGTTAAAGGTCGAAGTTCGTGAAGCGGGTACAGTGTAAACTACTTCCGTATCGCGAGCATTTACGACCTTTTTTCCTAATAGTCCGTTTGCCATGGTTGTCCTCGTTTACGATTGTGACAGGAAAAAGACCTTAGACGGTGACATCGCGTAAGCGTTCAACGCTGACTGGATGCTTGTCTGTAGGCCGTTAAGAGCGTTCTGCTCGGTTGCCGATGCTGCCTGCACGGCGCTTACTTGCGTGGAGCCTTCAGATTGTACGTCAACAATCTCCTGATCACCCGCTGTTTGGACGCGCGATAGTTGCGTATCCCCTTCTGACGACACTGCCGAAAGGTTGGCGTTGCCGTTAAAGATCTCGATCATACGCGCCAAGTACACCAAGTCGGCGTTGGGCGTTGATGCTGTTAATGTGGTCAAGCGCTGGGCAAGTTCGTCTGCGAGAGCCTGCTGGTTTGATACCGAAATGTTTGGCATTAGAGAGAACTCCCGTTGAATAGCTCACCGTGCAGTTGGGCCAGTAAGATGCCCTGCTGGATCACGGTTGGTGTGGTTTGGTACGCTTGGTTCGCATAAGTTTGAGAGAGGTCTCGCGCACTCTGCGCGTCGTCTCTGGCTGCCTCAGATGCTGACTGAGCAAGTGCCGTGGCAGTTTCAGAAGCAAGGGCTTCCTGCGCACTCTGCTCTGCATCAGCCCGCTTCACTTCCATGTCGGAAAGAGCAGTGGCTTTGAAGTTAGCTAAGTCAGTGAATAGCTGCGTAAAAGATGCAACCTCTTGGAAATCCCCGTCCGTACCAATACGAAGCTCCAAGGTCTGTGTGTCATTCTCGTTTGTGTAACGAAACTCAAACGCGTCGATGTCACCAGTCGCGTCATCGAACAACTTGCCCATCAGAGTAGCAAGCGGTAGGCCGCCCTTCTCTGCATCCTCAAGATAAGTATCAAGAAGCGTAATGCCCGTGTTCTGCGAGCGGAAGTTTAGCTGTTCTGAAGGGACGCGTGTGCGTGCCATTAGCTTTCCTCGTCCATCTGTTTCGCGATACTGGCCAATTTCGCTGCGCGGCTTGATGACATTTCAAGCAGTTCTTCAGTGTTCGACATCCGACCCGCTACATTACCCATATCGCGCTGTAGGCTTTCTCTAGTTGCCAATATTGCAACACGAAGGGCCGCTATGTCGTCCTTAATAGGTTTTAATTCTTCGTGGATACGAGCGTCGATGTACTCGCGAGTTACCGCGTCCACCTGTGATGCCCAGTGCTTGCTGTTTACAGGGTTCGTCATTGCTTCGGAGCCTCTTTCATTGGTACTAGGTTGCCCTTCTCAACTTGACGCTCGATGTCTTCTTGGGACTTTACGTTCGCGCCGCGAGCTTTCTCCATCATCAGCATCTGTTGTGACGGGGTTGGGCCTTGAGCCTGCTGCTCCTTGTTGATCTTGAACTGGTCAAGGTCAGAGACGCCCATGGAGCGGATTGCTTCCTCGACGATCTTGCCGCTGTTGTACTCCATGGCCATGCCCGTCTCGTTAAGAGTGCGGAGCATCGTGATCCATGTCTCAGCGTTGCGAGTTGGCTCCAAGGGAAGCGTACCGTCTACGACGAGGTACTCAATGTCGCCCTGGATGTCTTGAAGTTTGAAGTCGAGGTATCCGTCCTTCACCATGTCGGCCACATTCCCCGCACTATCACTGTCAGATATGCGGATGGAGCTTTCGGGAGCGAAGAAGTCCTGTACGTTGGCAACCATCATGCGAACCATAGGACGCACAGAGGTGGCCGAAATCGTACGAGCGAGTACGCCGAGGCGTTGTGAGCCTAATTGGGTAAGACGTTGGATCTCTGTGGCTGTACGAATGCCGTCTGCCGTAGGCATACCCTGCTGCGCATCAGATGCAGCAGATACACGCTGCTTCAGACCCGACATCGCCTCAATATCGTTCCAATGACCCCTAGTTACGTCAGGGATCTGGCTAATAAAGACGCCCTCACCTGGCTTTACCCCAGGTAAAGTACGCACAATGCCGTGTGGATTGCGGTCAATTAGGTCTCCAATCGCAATTTGCGTGGGATCTACGAACATTAAGTTGGTCAAAGCGGCCTGTACGTTGTCGATACGTGACCTAAGAAGCCATGTCGCTACGTCGTGCAGAGGAAGAAGTAGATCATACAACGACTGCGAGTACGTTTTGTGTGCGTCGTGGTACAGACCGCCTATCACGACAGGGAACTGCCTGCCGTATGGGTTGAGTTGGCAACGGATAACCACGTTCTCGTCGAGAATTGTGATGCACATCCATAACTGTTCGATCTGAGGTACGCCGATTTCGTACCCAGCAAGGCGAACCCACATCTCATCAACTACACGACTGTCTCCGAGGGCGAAGAATGTACCCCCACTCTCACGACGGTTGCGCTCGGCAGGGTCAATGCTTAGTCCTCGTCCCGCTTCTTTGTGCCATCTATGTCCGTCCCACCCACCACTAGGAGGTGTGAGGCGGTTTCTGAGGGATGGGTACTGCTTGAGCTTGGGGTACATGCCTGTTTGCATGAGTGCGTCATAAGAAGAGAAGTCAGAAAAGATGATGTACTGCATCCGCTCCCAATCTCCCCACTGGACACGGGGGTCGTGGAAAACGCGGCGCGGGTCGAAGTTGGTGATTTGGTTTGTTCGCGAGGAAGCATCCCACGTAACTTTCGTGGGTGCGTATCCGTACCGAATGCTGTCAAGAAGATGTTGGGCAAGGCGAGCCTCTCCTGCTGTTCTGCGCATCTGCTGATGAAGTAGGCGCTCAATAATCTGAGACCCCTTCCGAGACTTGCGGTTCAAGCCCTCCAACTGAAACATAGGGTTTCGGCCCGTAAGAGCCGACATCAGGTACGTAAGCACAGTATCTGCAATAGCGCGTGTGTCTGCAATGACCGCCTTCTCACGAAACTGTGTCGCGTGAGGATCTACGTACACATCATGTGCCCGATCCGCCTGCGTCCAGTGGTCGTAACGACGTGAAATGCGGTCGT